CGGCGTTGATTTTATTAATCACCGTATTACTAAACTAAGAATATTTAGAACTGATAATAAATGGCTTGTTGAATATCAGCGTGAACCAACTTGGTTACTTGGTTTAGATAGATGGTGGTGGTTTAATGATGGAACATATGTAGACTATTCTGATGCTTTAAAGAGAGTAGAACATCTTAAATCTGTTAAGTATACAAGTACTGCAAGATTCCAGAAAGTTAAAACATTTGAGGTTGAATAATTGCTTCATTTAAAAGAAAATAATATAGGTTATTTTACTCATCTATATAGATGCTTTAGATGGGCTATTATATTAATTATTCATGGAATATATCCAAACATATTCCAAACAACTGTAAGTGATGAAATTTGTAATAAAGGAAATCATAATTGAGTGAAGTAAATCTAATTGGCATTACTAAGCCTTCTGCTTATACCGATTGCGCAACCGCAAACGAGTTAGTTGCATGGGCTGCCAGAGTATCTAATCCTTCTAATCAAAATAATACTAAAACCGCACCTAAGCTAATTCGATATCTTATTAAAAATCAGCATTGGTCACCTTTGGAGATGGTTCATGTCAGTATGGAAATCAAGACTACCCGCGATATCGCCCGACAGATTCTGCGTCACCGTTCGTTCGCATTCCAAGAATACAGTCAACGCTACGCCGATCCAACAAACGATCTTGGATTTGTTACAAGAAAGGCCCGTTTACAGGATCCGATCAATCGCCAAAACTCAATAGATACCGATGATACACAAATAAATGAAGAATGGACTATGCTTCAGGCAAAGGTTCGCAATGTTGCTATGGCTGCATATCAAAAAGCAACTTCTTGGGGTATTGCAAAAGAACAAGCAAGAGCTGTTTTGCCAGAAGGAATGACAGAATCAGTTTTAATAATGTCTGGGTCTCTTCGCTCGTGGGTTCATTATTGTGATCTTAGAATGGGTAATGGAACACAAAAAGAACACATGGAAATTGCAGCAAAGTGTTGGGACATCATCGGCCATCATTTTCCAGATGTGAAAGCAGCGATTGATGATATCAATGAAACCACAAAATTTATAAACAAATTACCTTAAGGAAATAAAAATGAGAGAAGAAATTGTAGCAGCACTTCGTCAACATTTCGAAGCACACGTAACTAAACACGCAACTAATATTAAAATTATGCTTGATGTACCGATGAGCATTCCAGAACATACAGATTTTATGGAGTCAATTGAAGCAGAACTGGCCCATATTGCCGAATATCAAGATAAGTTAGAAGCTTTAGATATTGTATTAAATAAGTAATGGAATATAAACCATGGGAAAAGGTGATCGCAAGATCGCTTGATTACGTCATTGGTAGAACCGATGAGGACGAACCCAAGGTCCCTGTACTCACTCAGCGTCAAGCAAAAATAGGTTTATATCTCAGAATTGCTTTACAATTTGTAAACTGGATAACCTGCTTTTTTATTATAGCAGGTATAATAAGACATTGGTAAGGAATAACAATAATGATTCAAGTAATCAAACGCGATGGAACAAAAGAAGATCTCGACTTAAATAAATTTCACCGCGTTGCTGAGTTTGCATGTGAAGGGCTAGCTGGTGTTTCTGTATCTGATCTTGAAATTAAAACATCTATTCAATTCTATAATGGAATTAAGTCAACTGATATTCAAGAAACATTAATTAAAGCTGCTGCAGATCTTATTTCTGAAACCAATCCAAATTATCAATTTGTCGCCGGCCGCTTAATTAACTATCATCTTCGTAAAGAAGTATATGGTGAATATGATCCCCCGTGTCTCGAGCACCATTATAAAATGGTTGCAGATGCAGGTTATTATGACAAAGAGCTTTTAACAAAATATTCGTTTGATGAATTTACGTTATTAGATCAACACATCAAGCACGATCGGGATGATTTGCTTTCGTACGCAGCAATGGAACAAATGCGAGGCAAGTATCTTGTAAAGAATCGAGTCACTGGTGAATTCTATGAAACACCACAGATGGCATATATGCTTATTGCTATGACTCTCTTTCAGAATTATAAAACAGATAGACTTAAATGGGTAAAGGATCTTTATGACGCAATTTCTACATTTGACATTAGCTTGCCTACTCCTATCATGGCTGGAGTTCGGACCCCACAACGTCAGTTCAGCTCGTGTGTACTTATTGAGACTGATGACTCGTTGGACTCGATAAATGCTACGTCTTCTTCAATTGTTAAGTATGTTAGTCAGAAAGCCGGGATTGGTATTGGTGCTGGTCGTATTAGGGCTATTGGATCTCCTATACGCAATGGCGATGCTAGCCACACTGGTGTTATTCCTTTTTGGAAGCATTTTCAATCTGCTGTTAAAAGTTGTAGCCAAGGCGGTGTCCGCGGTGGAGCGGCGACACTCTATTACCCCCTCTGGCATTACGAAGTGGAAGATCTTCTTGTCCTAAAGAACAATAAAGGTACAGAAAATAATCGGATCCGGCATTTAGATTATGGTGTACAATTTAATAAGGTGATGTATGAAAGACTTTTGGATGGAGGTAATATCACCCTCTTTTCACCTCATGATTGCCCGGATCTCTACGAAGCATTCTTTCGAGACGTTGATGAGTTCCGTGATCTTTACGAAAAATACGAAAGAAAAACGTCAATCAGAAAAAAGACCGTCCCTGCGATTGATCTCTTCTCAATCTTTGCCCAAGAAAGAAAGGATACGGGAAGAATTTACTTAATGAATGTAGATCATTGTAATGATCATTCTGCATTCCAAGTAGATAAAGCTCCGGTTAAAATGTCTAATCTTTGTTGTGAAATTACACTTCCAACAACCCCACTAAAGGATATAAATGATGAAAATGGTGAAATTAGCTTATGTACACTTGCTGCAATTAACTGGGGCAAAATTCGAGAGCCTTCCGACTTTGAAAGACCCTGTACTCTCGCCGTCAGGGCTTTGGATGCTCTTCTTGATTATCAACATTATCCTGTCAAAGCTGCTCATGTGGGCACTCGCAACCGTCGTCCTCTCGGTGTGGGTATTATCAATTTTGCTTATTGGCTTGCTCGTGCTGGGTCCACTTATTCCGATCCTGATCTTAGCTTGGTGGATAGATATGCTGAAGCGTGGTCTTACTACCTCATCAAAGCATCAGTAAATCTGGCAGAAGAAAAAGGTGCATGCCCTAAATATAAAGAAACAAAATATAGTCAGGGTAAGTTTCCGTGTGATACATATAAGAGAAGCGTTGATGAATTAGTAAAACCTATTCTTCACGAAGACTGGTCTGGTCTTAGAGCAACGATGTTGACACATGGTATTCGTAACTCTACACTAATGGCATTAATGCCATCTGAAACATCATCACAAATTTCTGGATCGACAAATGGGATTGAACCACCACGATCATTAATCTCTGTAAAGCAATCTAAAGATGGAGTTCTTAAGCAAGTAGTTCCATCTATTCATCATTTGAAAAACAAATATGAATTGCTTTGGGATCAAAAATCACCTGAAGGTTACTTGAAGATTTGTGCTGTTTTACAAAAATGGATTGATCAAGCTATTTCTGTTAATACATCATATAATCCAATACATTATGAAGATGCAAAAATTCCAATGTCAGAAATCCTAAAGCACATTCTTATGCATTATAAGTATGGTGGTAAGACCCTTTATTACTTTAATACAAATGATCATGCGGGTGAAATTGAATCTGAACCCGATCAAGATCAGCAAGTTGAAGAAATTGTTGATGATGAAGATTGTGAAAGCTGTAAAATATAATGGCATTTCTTGTCCATTCGCTTCCACCTATAAATGTATTTGTACGTAAAGAATTTTTATACGATCACGAAAAAGGCCATGGGGAATTAACGCCAGGTCTTTGGATATCTGTAAAATCTATACAAACTAAAGCATTGTATTTCGAAACATTGTTAACAGAATACGGCGCACTATATGATAAGCTTCCATTGTCTGCATTCTTGTGGAAAAAAGATCATGGAGATCTTTTGCCATTAGATGTTCTACAGCTTTGGGATTGTTTTGATTATGATATTACAGTTATACAAAAACCGATTTTAGGCCGTTGCCAATTCTTTGGTAAAGATAAAAAAATGCATGCTGGAGAATATGAATTTACAATTGATAATTGTCACAGAGACACATCAATTATAAATACAAACTTCAGTGAGCATGATCCGGAACATAAAAGCTTTAATATCATTGCTCTAGACAATGGTCAATTTGCTGCACAACCAAACAATAGAGTTATCTGGAATGATAATAGTCTTATTCCGGATAAATTAATGACTCCTGATTTTAAAGTTTGTACACAAAATTATAGGGTTGAAACTCAATCAAAATGGTCAGTTGGACACACTGACGAATGGCAATATAAAACCGAAGAGGAAAAACAATCGGATGAGTATCTTCAAGGCGAATAAAATAGATGCTACTGAACAAACATGTTTTTTTGGAGAACCTGTCAATATTGCTCGATATGATAAGCAGCGATATTCTATTTTCGAAAAATTAACTGATAAACAACTTGGTTTCTTTTGGAGACCCGAGGAAGTTGATTTGTCTCGTGATGGTAAAGACTTTAAAGGTCTCAATGAACATGAACAACATATATTTACAGCAAATCTTAAAAGGCAAATACTTTTGGACTCTGTACAGGGGCGAGCTCCCACCATGGCTTTCCTCCCTATATGTTCACTGCCTGAATTGGAAACCTGGATCCAAACTTGGGCATTTTCTGAGACTATTCATTCCCGTTCGTATACACATATTATACGAAATGTATATAGTGACCCCTCGACAGTTTTTGACGAGATGCTTGACATCAAAGAAATTGTTGATTGCGCGCACGATATTTCTTATTATTATGATAAGCTTATACGTCTAAATGATTCTCATCAAAGACATGGTAAATATGATCACAAAAAAGCATTATGGATGTGTTTAAACGCAGTTAATGCGCTTGAAGGAGTAAGGTTTTATGTCTCGTTCGCATGTAGTTGGGCATTCGCTGAAGTCAAGAAGATGGAAGGCAATGCTAAAATCATCAAACTTATCGCTCGCGATGAAAACGTTCACCTTGCCTCAACTCAAAATCTCCTCAAGATTCTACCAAAAGAGGATGGAGACTTTGCTCAAATACAAGAAGAGACACGGGATGAATGCATCAAGCTATTTGATATGGTGGTCCAGCAAGAAAAAGCTTGGGCAAATTACCTTTTCAAAGATGGTTCGATGATTGGACTTAACGAAGAACTTCTTTGTCAATATGTCGATCATATTGCAGCTAAGAGAATGGGTAACATTGGTCTTAACGGTAAGCCTGGTGTAAATCCGCTTCCATGGACACAAAAATGGATTGCAGGTTCTGATGTTCAAGTTGCTCCGCAAGAAACAGAAATTACTAGTTACATAATTGGCGGAGTAAAAAAAGATGTTGACGCTGATACGTTTAAAGGATTTAGTTTATGAACTGGATTCTATGTGATCATTGTGAAGAAGAATTTAGAATTATTACAGATTCTTTAACTATTCCACATTACTGTCCGATGTGCGGAGAAGATTTAGATCTAGATGATGATATCTTAGATGAAGAATGGGAAGAATAGGTTTTCCCGTGTCTTGGCTATATGAGAACAAAGAGTTCAAAAACGAAGAACAATATTACGGTTTTGTCTATATTATAAAAAATAATATCAATAAAAAGAAGTATATTGGTAGGAAATATCTAACTAAAGCTGGGTATAAAACCGTTAAGGGAAAACGTAAAAAAGTACGTAAAGAGTCAGATTGGGAAACTTATTACGGATCTTCTCCTTCATTAAAAGAAGATATTGAAAAATATGGTAAAGATAATTTTACAAGAACCATCTTAAGATTATGTAAAACACGTGGTGAATGTAACTACTTTGAAACCAAATATATATTTGATAACGACGCCATCTTAAGAGAAGACTATTATAACTCATGGGTATCGTGTAAGATTCAATCGAGTCATGTTAAAAATTTAATAGAGGAGTTTTCATGAGTTGGAAAAAGTATTACAGCATAAACATCTCATAGTCAGGACAGAACTAACTCATCCTCCCGCCTGTGCTGATGATATAAAAATATGGATGGCAGATCTTGTAAAAGCTATCGATATGAAGATCCTAATGGGCCCATATGCAATATATTCAGATATGCCAGGCAATAAAGGTTTGACCGCGGTTACAATCATAGAAACCTCACACATATCTCTACACGTTTGGGACGAGTTTAGTCCAGCGCTTGCACAGTTAGATGTATATACTTGTAGCACACTTAACATCGATGATGTATTTAATGCGATACAACAATGGGATCCAGTAAAGGTGGAATATAAGTATTTAAATAGAGAAACAGGATTAACTTTAATTTAGGGTGTACAAATATTAATATTTGTATATAATTAAACTTTGTTAAATTAAAATGGAGAATATAATGAATATTACACTTGAACTTACTTCAGATGAAGTAAATGCAATTCTAGGAACACTGGGCAATCTGCCTACCTCATCTGGTGCATGGCCTCTTGTACAAAAAATTAAACAGCAAGGTGAAAGTCAACTAGAAAACCTAGAGAATACAGATGCCTTGGCCAGCAAAGAATAGACCGCGTAAAGGGCGCCGGAAAATTGGATCAACAAAGCGTAAAGCAAGAAGCCTTCGTAATAGGAGAAAACGATAAGTGGGTAAAAGAAAAAGTATTCGATCGAGTATGACATCGAAAGGTGAGCGCCGCAACCAAGTAAATGGTGTGAAAGAAATGAGACGTGCACGGTCTCCTTTCGAAAAAGAAGCGAATAAACGCAAAGCTTGGAAAAAAGGTTTAAACCCATGGGTTACTATACCAGGTCCTTCAAGTAATATGAGATTTATTCGAGCTCGAGCTAATGACGTTTGGGGCGATCCTAAAAAACAAGCATATGGAATTTATGGTAAGGGATCAGGAGATGAATAATAATCCATGGATTATTGTTTATTCAAAAGATGCATGTCCATATTGTGATAAAGCAAAGGCTCTTCTTGAAAAAAAAGGTCATGAGTATACTGAAATAAAAATCGGTCAAGACATTATGCGTGAAGAATTTATATTCACATTTCCTGGGGTGAAGACCGTGCCCTTTATTATTATTAATGGAGAACATATTGGTGGTTATGACAGACTTACAGAATGGTTTAGCAAATGACTTTCTAAAAGAAAAACTACGTGAAAATATTCTTAGCGTAGTTTTTGTAAAGAAAGACGGAACAGAGCGAAAAATGCGTTGTACGCTTCGCGAAGACTTAATTCCTACATTACAGGAAACAACCAAAGCGGCACAAAATCGTGTTCGTAGTGATGAATCTCTTGCAGTATGGGATCTTGAAAAAGATGGATGGAGATCTTTCCGCTACGATTCGATTATTGGATTTAGTGAGACTAATTAATGGCAACAGTTAATGATGAATTATCAGCTAATGCACGAGGTGGTACAGAGTTAATGGGCGAACGCCTTGAAAACTCTATTAATCCTGAACTGCTTTCTAACTTTCAAATTATTCGTTCGCGAGTAAGAGGTCTCGATGAATCTAAGATTCGTATCTTATGGTTGCATGATCTACCTCAAGATCCAGAATCACAACATTTAGCAAATGGTGGATGGAAGAAATTTCATAAACTTGTTTTTGTTTCTAACTGGCAAATGCAAGCTTACATAAATCACTATCAAATTCCGTATTCTAAATGTGTTGTTTTGCAAAATGCTATTACTCCTATTGAGAAACATGAAAAACCAAAAGATAAAATTAATCTAGCATATTGGTCAACACCGCATCGTGGTTTAAATATTCTTGTTCCAGTGTTCAAACGCCTGTGCGAAGAGCATGATAATATTGAATTGAATGTATTCTCTTCTTTTAATCTTTACGGTTGGGCAGAGAGAGACAAAGAATGGGAACCGCTTTTTGATGAGTGTCGAGAACACGATAAAATTAACTATTATGGTGCTTTACCAAATGATGAGTTAAGAGAACATTTAAAGCAACAACACATTTTAGCGTTTCCTTCTACATGGGTTGAAACTTCCTGTCTTGTATTAATGGAAGCAATGTCTGCTGGAATGCTTTGTGTCCATTCTAATCTTGGGGCGCTATACGAAACCGCAGCAAACTGGACATCAATGTATCAATTCCATGAGAATCTAAATCAACATGCTTCTTATTTTCATAAGAATTTAAATGATGCTATCGGTTATCTTAATGATGAATCGATTCAGTCTAGAATCGAATCACAAAAGGGATATGCTGACGTATTCTATAATTGGAATCTCAGAGTACACCAATGGAATGCTTTACTTGAATCGCTTGTTAATGAACCTAGAGAGTTTCCGGAAGAAACAAAACAAGTTTTTTCTTATAGGACTTAAAATTAAAGGTTTACTTTTTATAAAATATGGTGTATGGTTAATCTATTGTATGGAGAAAGAAACATATGCCGTTGACAAAACGTAAAGTACAAGCTAAACGTGCTAATAAGAAAACTGATATCGCGCTTGCTGGTCCGGAGCCAGTTCAAGTCGATGCAGATAATCTCACACGCGCATACAATTGGTATAATTATGTGTATGATGTAGATCAAGCCAAAACTTGGATTATTGATTACATGAAAGCTAATAATTATTCTAAATCTGATTTGTCTGCGGTTCGCCGTGCACCTAAACACGTGACCACAACAACCTGTGGTTGGATTGCACGAATTCTTATGAATGGCAACGAACTTAATCAAAAAACAATTGAATATTTTCAGTCTCGCATTAAACAAAACATCGAAGCTGGTGGTCCAACGCCGGATAA